GATAACAGCCTGGTCCTCACACGACCGGTGCCTATGGGAGCATATCCCTAACACAAAACCACAAAAGGTTTGGTCGGCAAATTAACAACTTGAAAGAGCCGTGATCTGTTATATAGTCATAGAGATCAGAGAGGGAAGGACGGGGCGGAGGGGTAGGAGGGAAGAGTTGTAACAGGGATTTAGAGCAGGGCAAGAGCGCCCATGGCCAGTTCTTCGAGTTCGGGAAGGATGTACTCGAAGCCTGACTCAATCATTCCAGGTACAGCATCAAGGGCCTTAGATCCATAATACTTAATAGTATCCCAGAGACCTTTACCAGCCGCTGCTTTAACTTGGGCACCAACAGACTTGGTGTCACCAGTGGCAACATGGAGATTCCCAGCAAGGTGACTAGAAGCTTGCTCTATAGCGGGAATAAATGGATGGTTAGGAGTGGCAATTAGGGACGCGGTCGTCCCATTCAAAGAGGTAAACTCGATAGTTTGTCGAAGTTCACAGGTAATAGTGGCTGCTGAGTCAAGGCCAACGCCGAATAGGGCGCAACCTTCATGGAACGACTTTTGAGTGGCGTTCCCAGCTCCATTAAAACCTTTGGCATCAGGTGTGTTCGCATTGAGGAACACAGTGACACCCTTAGCAAGTTCCATTGGGGTGTAGTCCCAATAAAGCCCACCAATATCACTTAATTGGTCGGGAAAGTGACCACCGATGGTAGTGCCTGCAGCGCCATTAGAGAGCTTATAGATTCTGAAAAACCCAGAAGCAGAAATGGGGGCTCCGGTGTAACGGAACTTAACTGCAGCACAAACAACACGGTAAGTACTAATATCTGTGAGAGAGGCCTGATAAGAGGAATCGCTTGCTGACATCACTGTCACGACAGAGTTGTTCATGACTCCGTCTGAGTGTATGCCTGCATCAAGTCCACAAGCGTATCGCACTGCGATGTAGTTGTCGGCGGTTGTAACGTCTGCCTTAACACCAAGAGTAACAAAATCAGAGATGTTAGCTGAGACAGAACGGAAAGCGCCCTGTGAAGGAACTTTCGCCGATAAAGCATGCTCGCAAAACGGATCAAACATTCCGCAAACATAGTGCAACGCTGACGCAGGGACAGCTTGTTTCCCACCTGCCCTAGGCCGGGCAAGTTGTCGGTTTCGGCCACCAGCTTTTCGGGCTGGGGCTGATTTTCTTTTCGAATTATTACGGGACATTCGGTAAAGAGAAGTGAATAAGTCTTCTGTTCTGATTAAAATTCGAACGGGCTTGTGCAAGGGCCCGCCGAATGTCCCGGGATTTTGGACCTTACCCAACATCAGTCTCAGGGAGAAATAAATCTCCCTGGTCATGAAGGGGTAGACCACTGCCGACGAGATTAGCGTTATCTCGAGGGGTTATGTGTGGGATTTGGGGTTGATCTGAACTAGGGCTTTGGAGGTGCGAATTCCTAGGCTCGGGTGAGGATGGAGGTGAAGAACGTGAACGTCTAGCTAGAGAGTTCAAATAGGTCACATTTAAATACTTATTATGGAGAACCAAAACCCACGTTCCGTGCGAGGTCACAATATGGAGCTTATTGCCATTCATACTGTTAAAGGATCTACCACTAAAGTATCCTGTCTTAGAGTGAATACCATAAACTAAGCCGTCGGAAATGTAGCGGTCAAAGTAATGGATAAGATCAGGAGTGGCTCCATCTACTAAGATAATACACTGACTGTCCATAAGATGGGAGAGAAGCGGTATAGAGCGCTTCTCCCTAGGACTGTCGAAGAGAATGTATTTATCTTTGTACATAGGATTTTCTGGAAGTGGTCCAGAATTCGGCCCAAACGTGCCAAAAGGGCTCCGATAAGAATGAGGAGGGAGACCAGTCCTCTCGAGAGAGGCTTGCCCCCGTGGCGAAACACCATTAGGGACGTGTGGGATTAGTTCGGGAGGCTCAGGGGGTAAGACGAGAGCCTTCTCTTGGGCGCTACAAACTGCTGCTGAGAGATCTTGGAGGTAGCAACTAAGCACATCAGTTGTGTTCTCAACGATAATTACATCGTCGATAAGCACTGTCTGACAGCTATCATAGGCATTACCCTTTGATGACCGGTGAATCCCGTAGGATAACACATCACTAGTCATGAGGGACTCGTATTTCTTGGCGGCCTTAACGGAAATGCCATGACCAAAAATAACGGTGTGCCGGGTGCGGAGGATATTCTTAACATCCTTGATTCTCTTCTTCTCCTTGCCAGGGGAGAATAGCCACTGGCGAGAAATTCTCTTGCCAGTGAGTTTGACCGGGGGGCTAGGGCCGGATTTGTTGCCCCTCGCTAGGGGGCGTTCAGTTTCATCTTCAACATCAGGGGAAGTGGAAGAAATGCAAACTTGCTCTTTTCCTTTATCCTTTCGCCCGTCATAAACCTGTCCATTCACTACCACCTCGCAGTCGAGCTTATACTCTAGATCTGCAGGTGGCTGGAGCACCGTGAGTGAAAGGAAGGGGGTTATGGTTCCTGGTTGCAAACGTTGAATTGTCCGAATTTGCAACCGGAGTCCCTCAATATCGCATTGAGGGAGGGCTAAGTTGAGGAGGGCATCCATCCAGGGACCTGGTTCATTTGGGTATTGATCCTCAAAATTCACTAGTGAGGCCCAAGAGCGTACGCGGTATGGATCGTTAATAGGGTTAAATTCCGTGCCTAACTCAGAGGCATGGACAACGGCTGTAGACAAGTCACCTATTATGGGCGTATTGCGATCACTACAGTAGTAACCACGGCACTTCTCGAGAAGCTTGGTCTCGGGTGAAATGCTTGGTGGCAAATTCCTCGTAACATGGATTTTCCGAGCTTGTCGATATATATCACAACACGAGCTAGGGTTCCCGTACCAAACCTCATCAGAATACATTCTGGAGAGGAAGGAGACCCCAAGGTCTCCGCGGTAAATAACCTGTGTTGTGAGAACAGCTCCCATTCTCTTAGCGGCGGCAATGTAGCATACGTTATTGATGTCGGCTGTGACGCCATCATCGCCCCCATACACTCCTAAGGCGCCCCAAGCAGCATGTTTTTGATAAACATGGGTACCATCGATAGTCATCATCCTGAAACCAAGGAAAGCCACAAACGCGGAGAGAATGCTATTGTGGTTTGAAGTTTCGGGAGATCCCGACATTCTCGCGAAACAACATAGGAAGTGAACACCCATAGTGGTGACACCTTCAAGGTTGTACTGAGTTTTAAGAAGGGCAATGATCTCTTCGTGGTACATGGGGTCGAACATATGGAGAACTAACTTTCTCTCAAATGCTCGAACAATTTCACAAATCCGCCCATCCATTTTCGAAAAATCGGATAGGTTGATTGCGTCTGCCAGATCACATATCAGCACAACCTTTTCGGCTGTGAGTAGGGGTGATTTTCCAAAAGCATACCACGGCATCTCTTTGAGAGCAGCAGAAATGGCATACTGAAACCTTGACCAGTCAATTTTGTCTTTGCCACCAACGGTTGAGATAATCCGTTGGGGGCCAACAGCAGGAGCTGCGTCCTTCTTTAGGAAGACTTTATTGATACGGTTAGGCTCTTCTCCTTGAACTTCAGCCTCGTCAATGATCCTTCGCTGGGAGGGTCGTGGTTGACGCTCCCTTACTTCTTCATAAGAGACGGGGTGGAGGTTGGTTGGAAAGAATGATATGAACTCATCCTGGCAAGACAGTGTAAATTTGTCTGCGGTTACATCTTTTATCTCGTCTTGCAATTTTGTGACTCTTTCCCTAACTGCAACTTCTTCATTGGCCCTCGTCAGATCGCCGGCATAGCAATCCGCAATGAGAGGGTTCATAAATTGTTGTAGAGAATGTTTGGCATCAGGCTCATACCGACTAAGGTTGAACTGATAGTTGTGAACGGAATTGTCTGAAATGCTTACGCGTTTAAGACGTTTCCCTAGGCAAGAGCGGATATATTCCGTGAGGAGAGGAGCGTCGTCTTTAGCAACTTCCCAAGAGCGGGTTGTGGCTATGGACAAATCAGACTTACAGGTCTGATTGACCGACAGGAGCCTCTCGAATTTATCTGCTGTAACATTGGCACTAGTAGCCTCTCCCAAGTGTGCGACGGTGAGTTTTTCAACTCCTTTGTCTTGCACAAGAAATGAGGCAAATTCACCATCCACCACCTCAAGACGCTTGAGGCAGGAAGAGGATTGGAACAACATCTTTGATACGATGGCTTTAAGGCCATCGAAAATCCCAATAGGGGTAAATAACACAACAGTGCGATCATCGGAGATGTATCGCCTGTCAACCAAGTAATGGACATGGCGGGGAAATATTCCCCATTGCCACGAGAAGTACGAGACTGTGTCGATGTTATAATCCCAGAGCTTATGATGGTACTTCGCCCCACCAACGACATTGAGATGAATCTCATTGTCACTGGTAAAATAATACGACCATTCTTTGGATCGCTTACCAGCTTGGGAAGGCGTGAAAGTAAATAACATCATTGGTCGACCAAGGAGAAGAATCTCGTTCATGTCATTACGATAATAATCTGCATCAATCATCGTTATAACATGACGTTCTGTAATAGACTCGTTTCCAGTGGCGCTGACCTGAAGGTCTTTGGGCCAAAAATACTCCATGGACCCAACTAAGCCTTCCTTAACCTCAGCTTTGGATGGCTGGATTGGGAAGGGCTCAAAGCCGTGCAACGTAACAATCTCTTGTATGAGTTGACGGGCAGCACTGCGCTCATTAGCTGAGTCGCCGTGGGTGTGTCCAAAACGGTGGCCTTGACGGATACCGGGAGTGTTCCTGAGAGTCTCTCTAATTGACTGATCAGGGAGACTGACGTTTGCTGAAAGGTACTTCGAGAGGGAATGTCGAAAAGCGTTTACCAATTGGTTACGCGCTTTATAGACCCAATAGAAGGTACCAACAACGGCTGCCACGCCAAATAATATGGCGGGGACTTTGATCTGCTGCAAAGGGCTTAGCTTTGCAGGTGGAGCAACAGGCTCCGTTTTAACAAGTTGACCCCAGGTCCACTTGTAAAGCGGATGTGCTAATGATTTAAACACACCCATTCCCCTCCCCTTCCCTGGCTCCGTGAACACCATATTTCTGGACAACATTGTAATTGCCCAGATATGTGGCGCTCCGGCGTGCATGGAAGAGGAGAAGTGTCTGTAAACTTATTTATTCTCTTTGAGTTTCTTTCAAAGACTTTTCTAGTTTAAGAAAAGGTGGCTGGAGAGTGAT